TCTCCGAATCAGCTAACCGACGCTCGCCTAGCCGTCTACTCAATCGGCGAATCCCTGAATCTCGCCTTACTTGATGCCCGAGTCACTACGCTGATCAACGCCTACTCAGCGGCCATCGCATGAGCCTCCCCGCCGATTTCGTGGCAGCGCTGGGGCCTGCCTAGCCTGAGGCTAGTTAATCACCTGCAGGATGGGAGTCGCCGAAACTATTGCCCTGACAGGGCTTGGCCTAGCTGCTCTCACTACTGTCGCCTCTGGCGTTAAAGCTCTGTGGGCGATCTCCAAAGGCCTGGGAACCTTTGAAGGCAAGATTCTGGAAATGCTTTCGCATCACCAGGAAACCCTTGATGACCACGAAGACCGCTTACGGAATGCAAAGCTATGAACTGGGTAACCGCTGCAATGCTTGCCGGCTACATCGGCATCTGTGAGTACAGGGCCCCCGCGCCCTGGGTGGCCTGCGAAAGCCGCTGGAACTGGGCCCTGGGCGTGTTGGTGCCCAGCCCCATCCAAGGCGCCCTGCCGGCTGCTGGACGGCTACTCGGGCTAGGCCGGCGGCGTCGGTCCGATGCCTCGCCTGAGGAGCCGAAGGCATGACCAGCAGATCTGAAACAATCCTGGCGGGCGCAAATGCCATTCTCACCGCGGGGCTCACTGGCGCCGCTGCTGCCAGCGTTTACCGCGACCGGGCCGAGGCCTTGGCCCGCAATGAGATGCCAGCCGTTGCGCTTGATTGGGACACCCAAAGCGACACAGCGACCACGCACAAGACCCTGACCACCACTATGCAGCTGGAGGTGGACATCATGATCAGCGGCTCACCGCTGACGCTCCTGGCTGACCCGATCTGGGTGAAGGCCCATGAGCTGCTGATGGCCGAATCCACCGGTGTGCCCAGCCTGCCCGGGGTGGTCGGAATCATGCCCACCGGCCGCCAGTCGGACAGGGTGAGCGGCGAGATCGGGATTCTCCGCTGTTCCTACGCTATCCAGTACAGCACCTTCCAGCTCAACATCGACAATGGTCTCCCCTCTTAAGCAACTGCCACCGGTGCCCACTGAGCCCGGGGAGTTCGTGCTCTCCAAGGACGGCAACGCATGGGACCTGGTGACTGCAGCTGCTGAGCCGGTCTGCGCAGCTGAGCAGGCCACCTCTTCCGACCAACTCCCAGCTGGTGACTACTGATGGCCATCTATCGCAAGACCATCTTCTGCAGCAAGGCCGAGGCGACCTATGGCGTGACGGCTAGCACCGCTGGCGCGGACTATCTGGTGACGCTTGCCGATGCGTCAATCAGTCCGCTGGTTGCAGAATCGCTCGATCGGGAGATCCTTGATGGCTCGTTTGGCACCACCCTCTCACCGCTGATTGCAAGGCGGAAGGTGGAGCTCTCAATCCCCATCGAGCTTGGCGGATCCGGAACTGCCGGCACCGCGCCGAAGTATTCCCATCTGTTGCTCGGATCGGGGATGAACCTCACCACGGTGGCGGCCACGAGTAACACCTACAACCTGATCACCGGCGAAAACCTCCCATCTTCTGAAGGGATGTTTTTCGCAGATGGCCAGCGCCACCAGGCGCTCGGCTGCCGCGGTGGCTTTGAGATCACGATGACTTCCGGCGAGATCCCCCGGATCGTCTTCAACCGGACCGGGATTTACAGCGAGCCCACCAACGTCGCCAACCCGACGCCAACGATCAGCAACCAGGCGGCGCCATCCGTCTTTGACAGCGCCAACACCGCAACGGCTACCATCGGCGGCCTGGCGGTGTGCGTGCAGTCAATGACTCTGACCCTGGAGCCCGAGTTGTTCTTCCGGGACTACGCCGGCTGCAGCAAGGAAGTCCAGATCGTGAACCACGTTGTCAGCGGAACGATCACCATCGTCCGCCCGGCAGACCTGGCGACGTTCAACCCTTACGCGCTCTGCACCAACGGCACCCGCCAGGCCATCACCATGACCCACGGCACTGCCGCCGGCTTCAGGGTGATCCCTACGATCCCTTACGCCGTGTTCGGGGCGCCCACTGAGGTGAACCTGGACGGCACCTACGGCCTCGAGCTGCCGTTCGTGGGGAAGAACAGCGCCGTCGGCGCCACCGATTCCATGACCCTGGCCTTCACCTGAACCCAGCGGCTCAGGCTGGCGATTCTGATCTTTCACTACACCACCACCCCATGGGATTTAAGCTCTCCGGCGCCACCAGCTACGAATGGAAGGTGACTGGCAAGTTGGCAAACGAAACCTATAGTTTTACAGCTGAGTTTGCCTTTCTCGATCAGGAGCGGATTGACTACCTGCTGGTGGCATCAGCCAAGCGGGCGGCGCTCCTGCAGCGCGGCGAGGATGACCCGGAGCTGGAGGGAGTTAACCATCGAACCATCGCGGCCGAGGTGCTGGTGGGGTGGTCTGGTGTGACGGATGACGATGGCGAGCCGGTGGACTTCACCGCTGCATCAAAGGACAAGTTTCTGAGAATCCAGGGGGTCGCCAAGGCCACATGCGACGCATGGGCCGACAGCTTGGAGGGAGCCAAGCGGGGAAACTCCAAGGCGCCGCGCGGCATTGGCTGAGCGGCGCGAAGCCGGACGACACAAAAAGGCTGAGGCAAGAGGCCGAGGGTTTAGGCCTGACAGCTGAGGCCGTGGCCCAGTTGATCGGTTCGCAGAAGCCAAAGCACTTCGAGGTCTGGCCCGAGAACTGGCCGGCACTCTGTCTATTCATCCGCTGCCAAACCCAATGGCGCACCGACAACGGCTGCCGGACTGGCCTGATCTATTCCGAGCTGCTCGCCATCGGTAGCCTGTATTCAGTTGAGAACCTGGGCAAGGTCGTGGAAGACGTGCAGGTGATCGAGGCCGAGATCCTGAATCAGGAGGCGAAACGCTGATGGCCATGAACATGGATGCCCTACTGCGGATCGCCACCAAGGTAATTGGCGGCGAGCAGATCACGGCGCTGCAGGGTAAGTTCAAGCAGGTGGAGGGCGCTGCGCAGAAGCTCACCAGCAGGATCGGCCCGCTCAGTGGAGCTCTGGGCGCGTTGGCGCCCGTAGCCACAGTGGGGGGACTGGCGGCGCTGGTGGGCAAAACGATCGAGGCCGGCGACAAGTTCAACGACCTCAGCCAGCGGACCGGCGTGACCGTGGAATCCTTGGCGCGATTCAACAAAGCAGCCGCCACCAGCGGGACCGATATTGATGCGGTGGCCAAGGCGCTCGGAAAGCTCAGCAAGGGCATGTACGAAGCTGCCCAGACCGGCAAGGGTCCTACTGCTGATGCCCTCAGGACGCTAGGGGTGAGCGCCAAGGATGCAGCCGGCAACCTGAAGACGGCCGATCAGGTAACACTGGAGATCGCCGACAAGTTCAAGACCATGCCTGATGGCGTGGAGAAGACGGCCCTGGCAATGCAGCTGTTCGGCAAGGCGGGAGCAGAGATGATTCCGATGCTGAATGAAGGCGGCAAAGCGATTGAATCGCTGAGCGTCAAGATGACCGGCGCCTTTGCGGAGAAGGCAGATCAGTACAACGACAAGCTGGCCATGCTCGGCGGCAAGGTTGGCGCCCTGGCAGCTGGGATCACTGTGGCTTTGCTGCCAGCGCTCGACGCCATTGTCACCGTGCTCACGGTGGTGGTCGATGGCTTTGCCAGTCTGCCCGGCCCCATTCAGGCCATCGTTGGAGGCCTGGCCCTGCTGTCCGTGAGCTTCACCGTGCTGGCCCCCATCGTCGCCAGCGTGCTCACGGTGCTGGGCGCCTTCCAGGGCCTGGCCATTGGCGCCACGATCGCCGGGTGGCTGGGCGCACTGGGACCACTGCTCACGGGCCTGGCAACCTTTGCCGCTGCGATCGTTGGATGGCCGCTACTGATCGGCGCCGCCTTGGCGGCCGTGGGCGTGCTGATCTACGCCTTCCGCGACGACATCGGCAAGGTGATCGTTGCCATTGGAAAGGCCGTCTATGGCGCTGTGGACACGGTGAACAAGACCATTCGCACCGGCATCAGCGCCGTGTGGGACTGGGTGAGCAAGTCAATCGGCAACGTGGCCGGCGCCCTGGTCAAGCCGTTCGAGGCTGCCGCCGGCGCCATTAAGGGGGTGCTGCGCAACGTGCTTCAGTTCGGCGCCCAAGTAATCAACGGATTCCTGGGTGCCGTAAACCAGATGATTAACGCGGTGAACAGCGTGGCCAGCCGGCTCAGGCTGCCAACCCTGCCCACCTTTGGCGCCGTATCGGTCCCCAGCTTTGAAGGCGGCGGCTACACCGGCAGCGCCCCCCGCACCGGCGGCCTCGACGGCAGGGGCGGATTCATGGCAATGCTCCACCCCCGCGAAACCGTGATCGATCACACCCGGGCCGGGACCGGGGGCGGCAGCAGTTCCACCCCAACGAGCATCACGATCCCGATCCAAACCGGCCCGGTCTACCAGCTCCCAGATGGCACCGACACCGTGAGCATGGAAGACTTCCAGGCCGGCATGCGGACCCTCGCCGCCCAGATCATGGGCCAACTCGGCACTCCT